TCGCGCTATTGTGCCGAAGATGAAGCGCGGCGATCTGGACAAGATGAGTTTTGCCTTCATGCCGGAGCGTCAAGAATGGGACGACAGCGGCGATATGCCGAAGCGGTCCATTAAGGACTTGCGCCTGTATGACGTTTCTATCGTGACCAACCCTGCCTACGAAGGCACTGAGATTGGCCTGCGTGCGCTTGAGGCGCATCGTGAGGCGCAACGCAAAAGCCAAGTTTTTCGCCGCCTTCGCATGAAGGCAAAGATGAATGACTACGAATTGGATGATCTTTCTGCTCAGGAAGTAATGGATGGCATATTGTCATCTGGTCCAATTCTGACCGAATAGCAGCGGCTCTCCCGCTGTTTTGCCCGTCCCGCGCCTTGGGCAAGCGCTTGGATTGACCGTCGTGATGACAGGACAGTCCCTTAGATGGAGGCCCGAAATGGCTGATATTAAAGACCTGCGGGAGAAGATGGCGAACATCGCCACCGAGGCCCGCTCCAAGCTGTCGGAAGTGACCGACGAAACCCCAGAAGAACGTGCCGCTGAGGTCGAGCGTGAGTTTGACGCCATGATGGCGGATCACGACAAGCTGGCCGCAAAGGTTGAGCGTCTTGAAAAAGTCGAGGCGGCTCTGCGCGCTGGCGACGAGATCGACTATGACAAGCGTCCGCAGTTCGAAGGCCGCTCGGCCCCGGCTGTTGATGATGGTCTGCGCATGGACTATCGTCAGGCTTTCGCTGAGATGATTGCTTCTGGTGGCGATGCTTACGTTGACGCTGAGGTTCGCAATGTTCTGAAAGAACATCGCGCCCAAGTTGGCGGCACAGATAGCGCTGGTGGTTACACCGTTCCGACCGAACTTGCGACCTTCATCGAGAAGGCGATGATTGCGACCGGCCCGATGTATGGCGACCAGTTCTTCACCGTCATCAACTCGACCGATGGCCGCACCTTCAACATCCCGACTGTTGATGACACCACTGTCACCGCAGTTGCTCACACTGAAGGCACCCAGCCGACCGATGACGGCGGCAAGGACGTGACCTTCGGCCAGAAGTCGCTTGGCGCTTTCGCCTTCGACTCCGAGTGGGTGCGCTGGTCGGCAGAACTGAACGCTGACAGCATCCTCAACATGGAAAGCCTGCTGGGCGAACTGCTGGGCGAACGCCTTGGCCGCATCGCCAATAGCAAGCTGACCACTGGTTCGGGTTCTTCGGATGTTGAAGGCATCGTGACCAACTCGGCAGAGGGCAAGGTCGCTGCGTCTTCGAGCGCGATCACCGCCGACGAGATCATTGACCTGATCCACTCGGTTGATCCGGCATATCGGAATGCTCCGAACACCGCGATCATGATGAGCGACAGCACGCTGGCTGCGGTTCGCAAGCTGAAGGATGGCGACGGCAACTACCTCTGGCAGATGGGCAACTATCAGGCCGGTATCCCGCAGAACCTGCTGGGCTACAATGTCGTGGTCAACCAGGCGATGGACGGCATCGGCGATGGCGTCAACAGCAAGGTCATGCTGTTTGGCGACATGTCGAAGTTCTACGTTCGCAAGGTTGGCGCGCCTTCGCTGTATGTTGCGCGTGAGCGTTTCGCTCCTGATTTCGGCATCCTTGGCTACATCCGCTTCGACGGTGTTCTGTCCAACACTGCCGCAATCAAGCACTTGGCTCTGGCTGCGGCCTAAGTCGGCTTCTAGGTGGGGCGGTTCGCCGCCCCACTCACTAAGCTGACAAGGAGGCTGACATGCCGAAAGTGAAACTTCTGACTTCGATGGCTGGCATTGATTTTTCGCACAATGCGGGTGACGTGATTGACTGCAACAAGGCCGAGGCCGTTCGCTTCATTGATGCGGGCATTGCTGAGCCTGTGCAGGAAAACCGCATTGAAACGGCGGTCAAGAAAAAGCGTGGCCGCAAGGCTATTTCTCAAGAGCCTGTTGAGGCACCGACCGACGAGGGCTAACACATGGCCAAGCCTCTCAAGTGCCACCACGCGCTAGAACTTGTCGAAGCGCCTGCCATTACCCCGATCACATTGGCGGAGGTGAAGGCGCAGTTGCGCGTGGAGCATTCCGATGATGACGATCTGCTGACGCGCTTGATTGACGTGGCGGTTGCCTTCACGGATGTTCAAGGCGCACTTGGTCAGGCCATGATTACACAGAAGTGGGCGCAATGGATTGACAGCACGCCGCCGCAATCTGTGAAGCTGATCCTTGGCCCGTTCCAAGTCCTTAACGCGGTGCGGTATTACGACACCGATGGCGTCCTGCAAGATGATGACGTGAACAACTACGAAATCTTCGGGACTTCCACTTACACGACCATTGAGCCGATCTCTGGGCAAAGCTGGCCTGNGACGCAAGATCGCCAGGACGCAATCAAGATTGAATACACAATCGGGTTCGGTGATACGGTTGACGATGTGCCGCAGACGATCCGCCATGCTTTGATGCTGCTGGTCGGTCATTGGTATGACAACCGCGAACAGTCCGGGCTTGATGAGTTGTCAAACATTCCCTTTGGCTTCGAGAGCCTTTTGAACATCCACCGGAATTGCTGGTATGGTTAAGGCTGGCCAATACCGCGAACGTGCCGAGTTTCAGCGTCTCTCTGAAGGCGCTGTTGATGCTTATGGCAACGTCTATAGCGGCTGGTCATCTTTGGCGACCCGCTGGGCTGACATGCGCGAGCGCACTGGCAAAGAGGATATTCAAGGCGGCGCGCTGTCTGATGTCGGAGCGGCCACAATGCGCGTCCGCAGCGACAGCACCACGCAAGGCATTACGGCGGCTGATCGGGTAATCATTCGCGGCAAGACCTGGGCGATCAAGGACGTGATCCAAGTGGACCGCAAAGGCACCATGCTTGAGTTCAAGCTAGAGCGCGGGGTCGCGTCATGAGGATTGTCGGCGACAAAAAGCTAAAGCGCCAGTTTCGAAAAATGCCGAAGACGGTTGAGGCACGACTGGTCAAGTCGGTTCGATTGAATACTGAGAGGACGGCTCGAATGGCGCGCGCCTTAGTTCCTGTTGAAAGTGGGGAACTAAAACAGTGGATTTACACACAATATGAAGACGGTGGTCTTGTCGGGTCTGTAGAGGCTGCACCTTCAACTAAAGATGCGCAGATGAAGGCAATCGCGGTTGAATTTGGCACAAAAAACAGAAGGACAAAAAAGACTGGTGCTAATAGAGGCTCAACAGCAGCATCGCCTTACATGCGTATTGCTCAAAGACACACGGGCAAAAAGTTTCAGCGAAGCATAAAATTGGCTATTCGAAAAGGCTTGAAAGAGGCGACCAATGGCTGACAGTTTTGCGCTTGACTTGCAGAAGGCGGTTCGCGCGGCTCTGGTCGCTGACGCTGGTGTGACGGCTTTGGTCGGCCAGCGCGTTTATGACGAGCCGCCGCAGGACGTGACGTTTCCATATCTTCGTTTCGGCGAAACACAGCCAAGCGCGTTTGACACGGACACTACGGAAGGCGCGGAGGTCAGCATATCGCTTGAGGCGCATTCTCGCAGCGCGTCAGGCCGCGTTGAGGCTGTCCGCATAGTTGAGGCCGTGAAAGAGGCTTTGCACCGCCAAGAGGCGTCTCTGACGCTTGCGCAGCATAACTTGGTGGAGATGATTTTTCAGACATATTCTGTTACAAGAGATGATGAGGGCCGTGGGTATACGGCTGTCATTGCACTTCAAGCAATGCTTGAGGAAACCGCCTAAACCCCGCGCTGTGGGCAAGCGCAAAATGATGGAGGCCGATCATGGCTAAACAACTTGGACGCGCCCTGCTCGTTAAGATCGGGGATGGCGAAGCAACGGAGACTTTCAGCAACCTTTGCGGGCTGAACAGCAAGTCTTTGACGATCAACAACTCGGCGATTGACGTGACCACGCCGGATTGCACCACGCCGGAAGGTGCGCTTTGGACCGAAACTCTGGCCGGTCTGAAGAACGTTTCCGTCTCGGGCGATGGGTTCTTTGAGGACAGCGCGGCAGAAGCGCGGATGAATACCGTGGCGATGCAGAATGACAATCAGGCCAACTTCGAGATCGTCGTTCCTGACTTCGGCACTTATGCTGGCGCTTTCCGCCTGACTTCTGTTGAGTTCGGCGGCGAGACTGAGGGCGGTGTTACTTACAGCATTAGCCTCGAAAGCACTGGCGAAGTCACGTTCACGGCTGCTTGATGGGCATTACCGCTGAAGCACCAAGAGGGGGCGTCGTCGAGTATCTCGGCGGCGCTTCCTATACGTTTATCTTGCGCAATCGTGAAATCGAAAGGTTTGAGGACAAGCATCGTGGCATCTTTGAAGTCTGGGAAGGTTTTTTCGGTCGGGGCAAAAAACCGTCGTCAAAAGAAGTCCGAGACTTGCTTGCACTTGCGCTGGTCGGCGGCGGCAAAAAAGACCATGAGGCGGATCAGATCATCGCTAAGTGCGGGCCGGATCAGCTAATGACGCTCTTTGAAATCTGCCAAGCGGTTGTTGGTGTAGCGTTTATGCCGGATGCACTTGATGAGGCCGCAAAAAAAAAGACCGAGGAGGACAACAGCCAAGACGGCTCAACGTCCGAAACATGATTAAGAACGGGATTGTTGCGGGGTTAAAGCCAAATGAAATCCGTGATATGATCCCGAAGGATACGTTCCTGGTGTTTGAGGGCTGGTCAGAAGCCCACTCACCAAAGAAGCCCGGTTCTGAGGCTATGACTGCCGAGGAATACAAGAGACTGGTGGATAAAGTCGATGGCGATCAGCGCAGCAGAACTTAATGTCATCTTGAGCGCGCGGGACAAAGAGTTCCAGCGCAAGATGAAATCCGCCGAGCGTCGGGTCGAGCGTTTCAAGAAGCGTTCCACCACTGGTCTTAGTTCTGTCACCAAGTCTTTTGGAGCATTGTCAAAAGCTGCGGCTGCATTCCTTCCGGCTTTGAGCGCCGGTGCTATTATTTCCCAGACGCGGCAAGTTGTTGCCTCTCTTGACAACATTGGCAAGACAGCAGACCGCCTCGGCCTGACGACAGATGCTTTGCAGGAGTTGCGATCTGCTGCGGAGCAATCAGGCGTTTCGGTCAACACTTTTGACATGGCAATGCAGCGGTTTGGCCGTCGTCTTGCAGAAGCCCGCCAAGGAACTGGCGAAGCGCAAAAAGCATTTGAGGAAATGGGAATTTCCTTGATTGATGCAGGCGGTCGCGCCAGAAGCATGGAAGATGTTCTCGGCGATGTTGCAAACGCGATGTCGCAAATGACAAACCAGACTGATCGAAACCGTCTGGCGATGCGTCTTTTTGACAGCGAAGGCGTTGCACTTGTGAACATGCTGCGCGATGGCGCGGATGGCATGGAGGAAATGAGAGCCAAGGCTAGAGAACTGGGAATTGTCATTGATGAAGAATTGATAAGAAACGCCGAAACGGCACAAACTGAACTTGATCTTATGGCGCGGGTTATCGACGCCAACCTGTCTTCGGCGCTTGTAAATCTTGCGCCGCTTCTAGTAAACGCTGCCCAAAATATTGCAGAAATCACAAGAGCCGTTTCTGGCTTCTTGCAAGTGAATAGTCAGCTTGGGCAAGGCCCGCTTGGTGGTGGGTTCGAAAATATGAACCCCGAGCAAATTCGCGCCTTGGCCGCTGAATATGAAGGGCTTGAAGATGAATTGGCTAAGGTCGAGCAGGCTCAAGCCGCAGTAAATTCAAATCTTGAAAGGGCGCAGAGGCTTGAAGAAGAAGGTGACCTGCGCGGCGCTGCTGCGGCAGATGATCAGGCTGAAAAATTCCAAGAGCGGCTGGACGCCGCTCAAGCGGCGCTAGAAGCCGAAGTCAAGTTGCGCCAAGAGCAAGAGCAAGCAGAAGCGAATGCCCTTGCTCTCATTGATGCTACCCGCACTCAAACAGAAGAACTTGAAAAACAGGCAGAACTGCAAGCTATGTCTGCCGAAGAACGAGAGCGCGAGAGAATTGCTCAAGACGCGATTGCAAAGCGTCAAGCACTTCTGAACCAGATGGAAGCGTCTGGTATGAATATTACTGAAGAAGTTCTTGATAACTTGCAAATCATGATGCAGAGGTATGAAGCCGCAGCCATTGCCGCCTCGCCGATTTTGAACACGATGGAGCGCACGGCTGGCGCGGCTGGGCGCGTCAATGATGAAATTGACGATGTTCAAGAAAGCGTCGAAGAAACCGAAAAGTCACTTGAGGAAATGCTGCAAGACATGATTGCGGCATCCCCGGCTTTGCAGAAGCTGGGCTTTGACGCGGAAAGCCTGCAAGGGGTCATGTCTACTGTTGAAAGCAGCATGGAAAGCGCGTTCATGTCTATGGTGGACGGCACCAAGAGCGCC